TCGTTGGCGTTTCCAAGCTTGTTTGTGGTGCCAGCGGTCGATGCCTCGATTCGCACGCCAACGTCGCCGAAGCCGCGCACCAGCACTCGATTCCCAAACAAGACGACGCGGCTGTCTATGCCGTGATTACCTGTCAGCGCAGCCGCTCCATTGTTGGCTGACAGAATCATCAGATCGTCGATGCGGCTATAAGTCGAGTTCCAGTTTTGGAACGTAGCTCCAGCCAATGTGTCGCTGTCGCTGTATGTGCGAAACAGCGGTCCCGCGACGCCGGTGTCGCAATAGAGGATCGATCCGTAGAGGAAGTCAGGGAAGCTGTAGGTCGTCGAGCCTACTTGGCCGGGGTTTTGACTCCATCCGTCGCCCAGCAGATGAACATTCGACCTGAACACGAGCTGCGAAGCGCAGCGATACTTGCCCACGCCGACGTGCGAAGGAAAATAGAGCGTTACCGCCTTGCCCGTGAACAGCGTCGCTGCGGACATGATCGCTGGAGCATCGTCGGTTACCTTGTCGCCCTTCGCGCCGAACCAGGTCACCCAGACGGGCCCTTGCCACTTGCGAACCCATGCGCCCGACGCGCCGGTCGTGTCGGATGAAGGAAGGACGTAAATGCCCTGCCGCGTATCGCTAAAGGCGAAGCCGCCAGAGCAATTCGCGCTGATGTTTGTGCTGTCGAAAACGAACACGCCCTGGCGGCCGCCCTCAAGAAGCATCGCAGACAGGCCGAGCGACGTATTCAGTCCCGCCAGGATCGTGCGGGTGGCGGCCTGAAGCGTTACGGTTCCTAGCGAGCCGCCAGCGCCGGCGATCGCGCTGAGTGTTCCGGCCTCTGCTGCCTGGGCTGACGCGGCGGCGGCGGCTGCAAGCGCCGCGTCAGCGCTCGTATTTGCCTGGTCGGCATAAAGCTCCGTGAAGTTGGCGTTGATCTTTGCCCCGCCATTGCGAAGCGTATCGCCACTCCCATCGTCGTTCGTGGTGCCAATGTTGATAACTTGCTGCGCCATTATGCCTCATCCCAACGTACGTCGGTTTCGTCGTTCGAAACGTCAGTTTCATCGAAGGTGACGTATTGCAGGCCGCCGTGCGCGAGCACGGCCTCTTCCACGTCGAAAGATGTGTCGAACATCCGCGCCGGCCCGATGCGGTAACCGAACTGCGGACTCGTCATGTAAACGAGCGCGTAGGGCGTCGATGTCGCGACTGGTGTGCCAGCGACTGCGGTTTCGCGAAGCCGCGGCTCGAACATCACGACCGTTCCGGCTTGGTCCCCGACCAGGCAACAGAGTTGCCCGTTGACGGTGAAGAATTGGCCCTCCGCCAGCGGGGTTGCATACCCGCTCAAGCTGAGCTGCGATGATCCGGCAACTGCGGTGTTTGCGACGGTTACGCCGGAATTGTTGTTTTGCGGGCCGACGACCGCATTGAGCCGAAAAAAGTTGGTCGACCCCCGACACCTCGCGATGAACGACATGATCGGGCTGAACCCGTTCTGGCCTTGAATGGTGGCCAGTTGGACATGGGCGCTCCACTTGCAATGCCACGGGTTCGCCTGCACGCTTCTCGTGCCGGTGTATGCCGAGACGTTCACTCCGGATGGACTGTCGATAGTCCAGGTTATGGATGCCGGCCTGAACGCTGGCGCGGCTATATATGGCATTGGCTTACCATCCTTGGAGCTGCAGTTTCTTCACGCGATCGTCGCGGCGAAGGCAGCCGTAGCGCACAGCGTCGGCGGCATGGTCGGGGCCGTTTGAATCCACATCTTCAACGCGCTTCTGGTCGCGCGCGAGATAAGGGACGGTCGACCAGAAGTATTCGCAGCCTCGCGAAACGTAGAGGCCGGGAACGTCCGGTTTCCCCGCGTCGGCAAGCAAGCGGCGCATGATGTTCCAGCCGGTGAGCCGGTCGGCCTTCTTCGCCGGCCGGAAATGGGCGCCGCAGCGCATGAACTCGTCGGCGATGCTGCCACTGCCCGACCCCGTTTTCGCGAATATCGCGTCATCGGCAACGCCTCGGGCGTGAACCTTCCAGCGCTTGCACATGGCGACAATCTCTTCGCCAAGGATCGGCACGGTCCACCCGAGCCCTTCATTCGGCTGCTCGCGCTTGCACGTCGCCAGCTCGTCGACCAGCACCAGGCTGTCGCGTGGGTAAAACTTGCCGTCCGGTCCGTCGCCACCGGGCGATTGTGCGACGATGTAAGTGACGCTTGGCGCGCTGCTGCCAAAATCGTGTGCAAGATAGGTTGTCCAGCCGCGCGGGATCGTCTGCCACGGATCCACTGCGTTCCGGCTCTCGTCCAGCACGCTGGCGAAATATGCCCCGCGAACGACTGACCAATCGCCTTCAATCCAGGCCTTCAAAAGCTCGGGATCGTGCGGGCAGCTTGAATGGAGTTGTTCGCGATATTGGTCGCGGTCGATGAACTGATTGCCGTCGAGCGTCGACGGTGCATAGACCCACGACCGGCCCGATTTTTCCTCGTTGAAAGGCTTCCACGGCGCGGACTTGAAAACGTAGCGCTTGCCCAGCCAATGGTGGCCGACGCCGCCCGGATTCGCGGCCACGATAGCGCGGATCGGCACATCTTTCGGCCCGCGAAGGTTGGAGCGCAGAATGTCGAGCAATGCCGGATCGGCATACTGCCCCGCTTCGTCGACAAGCAGCAGCGTAAAGGTGCGCCCCTGATATTTCGAATAGTCGGCATGGGTTTCGAGCTGCCCTAGTTCGAGGTAGCCGCCGTTGGGGAAGCGCCAGACGTGTTCGGCAGAATTGTAGCGCGCCGCTGTGCCATAGACCTTCGCGAACAGCTCGCGGCAGATCAGGTCGAAGTCTGCAATCCCCTTGTATGTGCGGCGAATGTACAGGATGCGGGCGGCGGCTCCGTATTGCTGGACGTGCCGGAGAGCCAGCATGGCCAAGGTGTACGATTTGCCGCCGCCCCGGCCGCCGCCCAGAAAGGCGTCAGCCTCCTCCGGGAGCCCCATCACAAGCCCCTGGAAGTCGTTCATCGCAAGAGGAACGATCATGCACCGCCTCGCGCTTGGGCCGCCGCTTCTTCCACGGCGCGGTTGAAGCCGAGCACCGTTAGGCCAACCATCCCATTCGGTGCTTGGCGCGAATGGCCGTCCTCAAGCGCCTGTGCGTAAGGCACGCCGTTGAACAAATAATAGATGTGGCCTGCCGCTTGCGGCGGGACTGCGCCGATAATGACGCTCAACGTTTCCGCGCCGCCCGGATCAATCCTTCCGGTCTCGCCAGAAGGAACGACGTCGACGCCTAGCTGCCAGTTGCCGCGAAAGCGGCCTCCGACGTATCCGGGTGGCGGCTTGTGCTTCCAATAGCTCGCATCGCCAACCGGCGAACGCTGGTCCAGCTCGGCAGCAATGCTGGCGACGACGCGCCCGACTATCTCATCAGCGCGCGTCTTTGCCTTCTCTGCGAACGCCGCAAGCTGCTCCGCGAAGGTATTCACTGCTGCAGCGATTCATTGAAGGCCGCGCTGGCCTCTTTCGCCTGCGCATCGACGTGTTCGATGTGGGCCAGCTCGCCAGGATCGACCAAACGTCTGACAAGCCCCGTCGCCGCCTTCGCGGTGTCGAGCGAGGCAAAGAACACCTCGCTGAGCTTTTCCTGTTCGTCCACCTCGTCGGCGGCGTGCTTTGAGATGATCGCCTGCCGGTACATCGCCCGTTGCTGATCGCTGATCCCGGTAAGGACGGACGGAGCGTCGACGATCGCCGCAAGCTCGGGGCCGCGATTGCCGTCGACCAGCTCATTGATCAGCTTAACCTTGCCCTGACTGTCCAGCTCGCGAAACGCGGTGCGAATTTCTTGCGCGAACGCGCTCGGCCTCAGGTCGACCTTTTCGACTATGCGGCCATTGATCTCGCTCGCGCCACGGCCAAATATCTCATGGGCACGGCCTCGCGCAGCCTCAATTTCAGCCTCATATTTCCGAGCGGCCTTCGCCACTTTCAACGTGTGAGCCTCTTTCGTGTCGAGAGGGCTGCGGTTGCGGCGCACGCTGTCCAGGGCCTCCGCTCCACGTTGCAGCCTTTCCGCTTCCGCCTTGAGTTGACGCGCCACTGGATGATCGCCGATGTTGTTCGTCATACGGTCGACCATTGCGGCAATGGCGCTCACCATCGGATCGATTGCGCCGGCCATCTCAGCTGGCCTTCGCGCGCAGCGCGTCCAACTCGGCGGCAAGCTCTTCCTGGCCTTCGCCGCGTAGCCGCAACACCTCCTGCGCGATGCGTGAGTCCAAATTGTTGTGCCCGCCCATGTCGCGG